CGTGCGGGTCTCGATTTCCCTGACCTTGGGCGCGAGCGCGTCGAACACCTTCTGGCACTGTTCGCGGATCGCCGCGGCGACAGCCTTCAGGAGCGCCTTGTCACGCGGCGTATCGGACATTTCCCAACTCCTTCATAAGCCAGCCGCTCGCAGCCATTTCCACCCGTTCCGGATCCTCCGGCGGCTCCGGGGGTCCGCTTGCAAACGGATCCGGCTGCGCGTCACGTCTCGACAGCGCCGCAAGGCTATAGTTTTGCTGCTGCAGGTAAGGCGAGGAACCGCCCTCGACCGTCGGTAGATTCAGCTTCCGGCGGGCTTCGTCTGGGGACATCAATGCCCCCTTAGTGGCGGCTGAATACGCCTCGACCTGGGTCTTAACGTCCATCCGGATGAGATCATCCAGGTCGAACTCGGTGCCGTACCAGGTGCCTTCCTTGGACTCATTCAGGCCGAGTCCTTCATCGAGCAGAGCCTCGACGTTTTCGATCAGCGTCTGCAGGCAGTCCGAGTAGTAGATCTGATTGAGCACCGCCGCGTTCTGGTAGTTCGGGATCGGACCGATGCCGATCTTGTACGGCGGCACATGGAACACCGACGCCACGGTCTCGGCGCCCCACTTCAGCTGCTCGATCAGCTGCGAGTCGGCCGCGCTGATCACCATCTGCTCGTACTTCAGGCCATCGCCAAGCACCGCGACCTTGCCCGAATTGGCGCCGGTGAAGTTCGCCTCCCAGTAGTCCTTGAGGCGCTTGGCCGTCTCGTCCTTGATCGTGCCCGGGGCCGTCAGGACGCCACCCGGGCGGGAGCCATTGGCGAAGAACTTCGAGCTGTTCTTCTGGATCTCGAGCCCTTGCACGGCTGCAAGTCCACAAGCCGTCAGCGGCGAGACCCCGATCAGCGGATGAAACAGCGGGATCATCGTGTCGTGAATGATCTCGCTGGCCGGGACGAATATCGAATTGTCGCCGAGCGTGGACAAGTCATCCCGCTGCAGCTCGTACCACACCGAGCCATCGACGTCCGAAATGAACACTTTGACCCGGCTGGGGTCGAGCACATACAGCGCGCGGACAATCTCGCGGTTGTCGCGCACCTTCAGAATATAAGCATTGCCGTGGATTAGCTTTGAGACGATCCATTGCTCGATGAACTTGATCCGGGTCTGGAACCGGTTCGGCTTTCTCAGCACCGGCGAGAATGCCGGGCTCTCGGTCTCCTTCCAGATGCCGTCATCGCTCCGCACCAGCCGCAGCCGCAGCTTGCCGATGTCCCCGGCGATCAGCGTGATGCAGGCATAGACCGCCGAGAACGTCAGGACGGTTTCCGTCTTGACCTCGACGTTCTGCTGCCAGGCGCCGGGGAAGGATTCCTTGATGATGCCGCCCAGCCAGCCCCAGCTCCACCGGCTTGTCGGCTGCTGCAGCGCCTTCTGCTCGACCTTCTTTTCGCGCTCGAATAGCGTCAGGCCGAGAATCTTCACTCTTCCGCTCGCATGTCGCGGGTCATATAGCGGGTCCGCCCGATCTCATCCCGCAGCCTGGCCTCGCGCCAGCGCCGATCGACAGCCACGCCCAGGGCTTCCGCTTCGGCGCGAAGCTCGTCCAGCGGGTCAACCTCGACTTTCGGCGGCTCTTTGGCTGGCTTCGGGATGTCTGCGCGGCCAATAAGCACCAGCAGACGGCCGTCCCGGTTGGACGCCTCGAACGAATCCCCGGCCCGCAAGCGCCGACTGCCATACGGAAAAGACTTCTTTGCGATGAGGTTCATCGTTCCTCCAGAGAGAAGGCGGGGCCCCGAAAGGCCCCGCCATGAGATCGCGAACGAGTCGCGACTACGAGCTGCTCGGCCCGTACGCCGCGCCAGTGATCAGGGCAACCGCGGCCGCGCGCCGCTTCACCCAGGTGATCCACTGCTCGGCCCTGAGGCCGATGCAGTTGCGCTGCCACAAGCTGAACGCCGGCGTCTCGCCGCCGGCCATGTCGATGGTCGCCTGGTTGCTGGCATCGACACGCACCGAAGGATCTTCAGCCAGGAAGATCTCCGAGGCGTTGATCAGAGTGATCTGACCGGCCGGCGCCGAGTTGCTGACGATCACCGGGTAGCCCAGCAGGGTCCCGCCCATCGGGCTCACGCCAGTGAACTCGAACTGGCCCAGCGCATTGCGAAGCGTCGAGATGCCGCGAGCAACTGCCATCGGCATGACGAACACCATCGAGGAGGTCGAAAGGTTCGCCGTGTCAAAGGCTGCGAGGGCATCGTTCAGGTCCTCGTAGAGCGAATCACCATCCGTACCGCTGGCAGGAACGGCCGACACGCCCTGCGTGATCGACGCCGGCCGCGTTGCGGTTTCGGTGATGGCGGGATCAAGGAACTGGCCGTCCTGGTACTGGGCGATCTGCTCGATCAGATCCCGACGCACAGTGGCCTCGGCATCCGGACTCGACAGACGAACCAGTTCTTCAGACAACACGACGATGCCGGCGATCTTGTTCTTCTCGAGACGGATCTCGTCGAACGCCAGCTCGGTGACCGGCTTCACGCCCTGCTCGCCGACCCAGCCGACCGTCGAACCGCCGGTCTGCACCGGAATGCGGACGTTGAACGGTACGCGCCGGAAGCCGTTGATCCGGCCGATGACCGTCGCCGGCCGCAGCAGCTCCACGAACTCCGAAGCCAGGTTGTCGGCATACGCCAGTTCACCGCCCCATTCCGTCGAATCGAGCCCGGTCGAACCGGCCACCGCCTTGATGTAGCGCCCGACTTCCGGAGTCTCATGGTTCCACCGCTTGGCGTACTCGACGGCGTCCGAGGTGCTGCCCCGGCCCGCGGCGATTGCCATGCAGTAACGGGTGAAGCCCGTACCCTTCGGCAGTTCCTTCTTCGTCCTGGACTCGGTCCGGACGTTCGGGCCACGGCGATCGGAGCTCACCGGCCTGGCGCCTTCGAGGGCCTTCTGCATCTTGGTGGCGCGGTTCAGCTTCACCTCGAGTTCGTCGAACTCATTGGTGACCTGGTCGTATTCCTTGCTCTGCTCGGCGTCGAGCTCGGTCACGTCGCCGAAGCCCTTCATCTCGTCAACCAGTTCCGCGCGACGCGCAGAAAGCTCGTTGACCTGTTCGTTAATGTCTCTCACTGGTCGATTCCTTTGGTCAGCCGTGACGCCGGCGGTGGTGGATTTCCGAACGGGGCCAGACGCGGCCGACTGTCGTTGATCCATGTTGAGTGCTTTGCGGATGCGGTTGGCATCCATCGACTTGAAACTCTGAATGACGGCTTCCGGGTTGGCTGGGATTGCCACGAGCGACAGCTCGAGCCACTCCCACTCCTTGAACCGCAGGCCGCCGCTTTTCATCAGCTCGGTCTTGCCCTCGATGGGCTTGAAACCGATCGACACCGCGCCGATCAGCTTGTACTTCAGCGAGTGCCACGCCTCGAGGACGCGCTCCCGGACCACGCCAGGCTCGACGACGTCCGGCAGGCTGGCGACGAACGGAATCCCGTCCTTCGTGGGCTTAGCGAAGTCCACCGTCCCGACGGGCTTCAGCGAGTCGTGGTACAGCAAAAGCGACATGGGCGTCTTGAATCGGGCGCCGAGCGGCTCCACCACGTCGCCAACACGGTCGGCGGTCGGCGTGGTCGCAATGCCACGGATCTCCCGCCGGCCCTCGTCGACCGACTTGGTCTGCAGCAGGCTGAATGCGCGTCTCATATTTACCTCCGTCACCCGACGGAAAAGAATTGGAATTCCGGCTCGTCGTCCTTCGACAGCATCGCGCGGCCCATGGCGATGATCAGCGCGACCGGGCCGTCGATCTTGTCCTCCGCAGTCTCCTTGCGAGGATAGATGTGCTCCTTCGCGTCGATGCGGGCGGTCACGTTGCCCATCATCCAGGTCATCATCGAATTGCCGTCGTGCTCGAGCTTCGCCGACAGCGTGCGCGCCTCGACCTCCTTCATGGGGTCGGACATATTGCGGACGATCTGCGGGAAGCCAATCACCGGCAGCCCCTGCTGCTGCAGCCTGGTCATCAGGTAGTTCGCCTGGGCCGGGTCTAATGCGATGTCCTGCAGCTCGACCTTCCCGGCGATGTCGAGGATGTCCTCCTCGATGAACGCGTAGTCGGTCATATCCCCGGGGGTCGTGGTCAGCACGCCCTCAGTGACGTACTTCATGTGCCGCGGGCTGTCCTCGAGCGCCTTCTCGGGCAGGTAGAACTTCGGGATCACGCAGTGCTCGCCGTCCTTCTCGAACAGCCCCCCCAGCGCAGCTACGTCCAGCTTCGAGGCCAGATCGCCGCCGATCCAGCAGCGACAGCCGGCGAAGTCCTGAATCGTGAACTTCCGCTTCTGGCGCTGCCAGGCCAGCATGTTCATCCACGCCGT